AACGATTCCAGGTATTCTTTAGCGGTAACCTGACAGGTTCCGTCTGACTGCGGGGCGATCTCTTCTACAATGGCGTCGTAGACGTGGCGCGTTGAGCCGCAGAACACCAGGCGGATCGGCTCGATGGTTGCCGACGACAGGTCAACCTTCATCGGGTCATCAAACTCGCTCAGGTGCGGGACTGACAGCTGAAAATCACCCACCCTGCTCGCCACCATCAGCCCGGATGCAGAGCCATCCTGATAGCGGATCAGCGCGCGGGGATTTTCGAAAGACCAGTCCAGCGGCTCCGTGACGGTGAACGTTGTCACGCCACCAGCCGTTGTCATCGCCTCCACCAGACAGGAAATCGTGTTGTTACCCGGAATATCATCCGTGAGCACAATGCGATCGCCCGTGTTGTAGCACAGCGCGTCCAGCTCGGTAGTGGTCTGGAACGTCACCCGCTGCTGCAGGTATTTCATCAGGCGACGCATGCCGATCTGGTAGGCGTGATCCTGATTCAGTACCCCATCGAGTTTGTAGTTCTCGATTTTCACCGGCGTGGGATTATCAGGCGTCCGGCATTTAACGGTCTCCTCTGCCCAGGTGACCCCGTTGATGTATGTCACGTCGACGCCATCAAAATCATCGTCGGACGGTACGGTAAATCCGCTCTGCAGCTCCTCCACCATCTCATGCGGAGTGATCACGCCAGTCCAGGGCTTAATCCCCTCACGGTTGACCGTCGCCAGGCCATCACTCAGCAGAAAACGTGACTTCCCGGCATTGGCTATCTTCTGCAGCATTTCCAGCGCTGAGATACTGTCGCCGGTAGCGTAATCGAAATACTCTCCCCGTGGCGTCCAGTACGCGGATTCCAGCGCGTCGATGGTGTCGACATCCATCTCCAGCCCCAGCGAGTTCCCGACATGCAGCAGCGCCCCCGAAATAGTTCTGGCCGTTCCGGTTTCATAGGCCCGCGTGGTCACAACGTTTACGCGGCGGTCCGACTGAGCCGCCAGCTTCCCGCCCGTCTCAACGGTCACCGCCATCAGCGACACGCCGGGATAGGATGAAGGGCGCGTCAGCAGTCGCCCGCGCAGTGCCTGCCAGTACATCGAATCCCTGGCGTTGTTTGAGCCCTGTTCATTGCGCCGGCGACAGCGAACTTCCACCAGTCCCGGAGAACTGAGGGTGATCCGCTCAGTGAATCCCAGCCCGTTGACGTTTTTAAGCGCATACTCGCCCTGGTGACTCACCCACCCAGATCCGGAACCGTAGACGCGATACTGAATCTCCCACTCAACATGCCGAAGCCGCTTTTTCCCCTTGCTGTCAAAGCCACAGATGCCGTTCGGGAAGGAGAAATTCACCTCGAATGCATCCACCACTTCATTCTCAGGGCATACGAGGAAAGGCCCCAGCCAGCTCAGCGTGTCGTTAAGACCAGTGGCCTCATAGTCGATCATCGTCCTGGCGGTGAATCCCGGCCATGACTCATCAACGGCACCGGAAACCAGGCGCTCCACCGTCGCCGTCGTGCCGTCAGCTGACACAATCCGGTACTCATTCCCGCGGTGAGCAAGTGAAAGCCGTTGCACCCCCTCCGGCATGCCGGAAAAGGCCGTTCCCGTGGCAGAGTTATAGGCGAGTGTCACATTCGCCGTTACCGCCGGGCTGCCGCCGGTTGATGCCGTGCCGGAGGTGTAAACCGGGGCATCACCGAAAACAGCTGCAGGCAGCGAAGAGGACGTGATCGCCCCACCCGCGAACGGACTGGCCGACTCGGTTATCAGTACGGTGCCGCCGTTGTCCTGCGCAACCAGGCCGGAGCCGGTGAGTCCCTCGGTGATGGCCGCCAGCAGTCCCGACATCGAGACGTAGTTAGCCACCAGCGACACCGGGTAGGTAACCCCCTGCCAGGTGATCGTGAACGTGCTGGAGCTGGTCGAAAAATCGTAGGTGGTCGGGGCCGCACTGGCCTGGACTTTTGCCGCACTCCCCCCGGTGCCGGGCACTGCAGCCTGACCGGGGGTATATGACGCGATAAACAGATCGTAATCGACAGAGTTAAACCCCAGCGTCACCGGCATACCTACTACCGGCGCGATCTCCGTCAGCAGCGGGCTTGCGATAACGCTGTATCCGGCCGCCGTGGTGATCTGGTAGTTCGCCGGGGCTTTAAGTTCGACCACGGCGCCAGCGACCCAGCTGGGCGGCAGTGCGTTATCGTTCTCGTCATTATCGTCATCATCATCCGTGTCCAGCCCGGTAAACGTTACGCTCGAACCGGATACGGTCATGCTGTCTGCAATAATGTCGTCTGCGTCCGGCGACGTCTGGGCCATATCCAGCCCGGTGCCGGATGACGTCCCGCCCACTTCGGTGGAGTTGACCCAGTTTTCGCTGCGCTCATCACCGGAAACGTCCGCGCCTGGCGGGTAATGGGTGCTGCTGAATCCCGGTAGCGTTGAAGCTGGCGTACTGCCAACCCGGATATCGCCATTGGTATAAATCAGATCACCGACACCGAGACACAGCAGCATCTGGACGCGCATTTTCGTAGGATCGGCGGCATCAAACCGGGTAACGGGCTGCACGACATAATCCGGATAAATACGCACGCGCCCAAAAACTTCACGAATCGCATCACCCAGTTTCGCGCTGTTTGCTTTAGCGGGGTTCAGGTCGAGGCTTCGACCTGTGGATGACGTATAGCCACCGGCATCAATGTTACTCATCATGAACAATGAATAAGCCGCAGATGCGACGGCAATGCCCACTCCTATCCAGGCAATTGTCGCGGCCTCAAGCCCGAAAGGCACCGGATAAAGCCTGACATCACTATCAGGGCGAATCACACACTTAGCCCACTCGCCTGGCGGAATTAACAACCCCTCAACCTCAACGGTCAGCGGTGGGACATCCCGATCCTCGTAGCCTTCAACATTTGCCACCAGCCAGCTGCGAATACTGGTTACACCATGCTCATGCGTTTCGAGTGGTTCACCGGGAAGCCGGGACGGGTAAAAACGAATGGTCATTGCCAGAACTCCACTTTGATAAATCGCCGCTTAAACCGCGGCAACGGCAGAAAGGTGACGTTCGTTCCCGGATTGCATTCCGCCACATGCAGCAGACCATCGATACTGACCACGATCCCTACGTGGGTGACAGTCGACCCGGAATAACAGGCCACCCCGGCCCCTTCGCAGGGTTCACAGCGCTCAAGGGTAAGCATCATCCTGCGCGCTTCCCGGTCGAGGCCTCCGTCGTCTCTGGTAACCCCTGCAAAATCGGGCCAGTCGGGTAAATTCAGGTCGCGGCGTATCTCGTTCACAATGCCGAAACAGTCGAGTTGCGGGTATACGCGCCCGCCCTTCAGCCAGGTGACTGAACGGTATTTATCAGGGTTGAACATTGGGATTCCTTAGCTGATATAACGCAGTCCGGGGAATACAGGTAGCGTGTAGCGGTAACGTGGCCAGGCTGTATCAAGGATATTCATATAACCCGCGGTAATCTGCGCCTCTGTCGCCGTCCAGTAACCAGACTTGATTTTCAGCGTATACGGCACTTCCGCAGGGGCTGCTAAATCCGTGGAGATATAACGCCGGTACGTCAGCAATGCAGACAGACGGTTAGCAAGCGCATAGCGGATCGCCGTGGACACAACACCATCGATATTGCACAGGGCAAATTTGAGGTCCTGCGTGCCGTCCGCATTACGCGCCGGCAGCGCAATGTCTATTGCGCAGGCGGTAAACGTTACGGTATCGCCGTTCTCCGTCGTTACCGTGATGTTCTCGTAACCCTGGCACAGATAATGGACGTCAGAGCCAATGGTGATCTGCAGCGTTTCAATGATCACCTCCGGTCCGCTGCTGGCGTAGAGGCGGTTGAGTCTTGTCATGATTTTTACCCAATAAAAAAGGCCACCCGAAGGTGACCTTAAAAATTGGTGTCGAATGTGGGTGTACCCTCACCGGCAGGATCGCTATTCCGCGCTTTATTTCACGCTCCGGCTACGGAGCGGCATGAAGGACTTTCCCACAAATCGACACAAGTGATTATGAAGGTGAAACAGTTTTAATCAAGCCTTGGGCCACTCCTTATTCAGCGCAATATCCAGCAGTGAGCTGCCGACGATCCATTCCGGGTAATTACCCCATGGGGCAGGAGCAAGGGGGCGTTCCCATAATTCAAGCGTCGCCGTGTACTTCCAGTAAATCGGGGCCACCAGCACCGGTCCCTGATAAATATCTGTGAAGCGGCATTTGTAAAACTTAATGCCTGCCGGCGTCTGCAATTTCATCATGAACCATGCAGCCCCGTCAGATAACGCATCACGGAACCAGGCCTCAAACGCCAGTCCCTGCGCATCGGTTTCCATAAACCAGGTGATGCTGGCCTGCGTCGGCGTGGACGTGTAAGCTCGCCTTTGCCGCGCGCGGCCGGTGATTAACTGGGTACGTTTTAACGGGCTTACAGGCTGGAATCCGTATCCTTCCTGTAATGGCATCGGAAGACTGTCATGCGGGTAGTAGATATCAGTCATCACTCTAACCCTCTGCCTGGATATTTACTGCGCATTGCCTTACCAACTTTCCCATCTCCTCTCAACACTTGCGCAGCAACCTGATCAAGGGCTTCCGTTGTCGCCCGCTTCTGCGTTTGAGCCATGGAGAGAGCCATCTGATCAGGTGTCACACCGGGCGGTGTATGGAAATGCTGCTCAATAGGAGCATGGATGGTGGTCTTGCTGCTGTTGTCGCTGTTAACGTTCTGGACACCAGTACCAAACCCTGTACGCCCCAGAGTTGCATCAAGCGGTTGGCCACTTCGAAGTGCCTCAAGCTGAGACACGCCGATCCGGTTCGTTGACGCCTGGTCGAAGACGTACTCACCTTTGTGAACAATACCCGCGGGCTGATACTTACCACCGGGGCCGGTGTAACCGCCGGAGGCGAAGCCAACTCCTGAAACAGCCTGGATATTTGAGACGATACTGGCGGTCTGCGCAGCGATTGAGGCCATAGCGATGATGTTGGCCGGATAAGGCGCGCTAACTGCACCGCTTGCTATAGCCTGCTGGATTTTCACCATTGAGTCCGCGATAGCGAATGCCTTGCTCGCAGCAAAAGCAACCTTGTAGATTGCCGATTGCTCACCAAACCCCGTTCGCATTATGTCGGCGGTACTGTCAAACAAGGACTGCGTGGCCGCAGATATGATGGTGTTTTTCTGAGCCTCGATGACCTGATTTGCATCCGCTGCACGCTGACGAATCGACGTCATTCTGGCCTCACCCTCGGCAGTTATTTCGCCGGCCTTCGCATAAGCTTCCTCCTGAGCTGCCAGCCAGCGCTGGAGCTCCTGCTGCGCCTGGTCATATTCATTGATTTGCCCCTGCATCCCCTCAAAAGTTCCAGAGAGTCGCCCTCCTGTGGGTGTCAGGTTTCCTACAACATTACGAACCGTCGAGGGCAGTTGCATATCGGTATTTTGATAAATATCTGCCCGTGTTTTTTCATATTCACCGGGCTTTAGTTGCCCGGTTGCTTTGGCCTTCTCCAGAAGTTCAAGACGGGTTTTAAGCAGATCGTTGGTCCGCTCATCCTTCGTCTTTACCTGTTCCTGCATTTTCCGGTAATCGTCCAGGGTTTTTACGGAGTTTTGCAGTGCCTCCTGCTGCTTGTAGGCCTGTAGTATTTCGTCAGCACGGGAAAGAATCGACTTCTGGTCGGCGGTTAGCTGCGTTTTAGACTTAAGCTCAGCGATCTGCTGTTCGAACTTAACCCGCGCCTGGGTTGCGCTACTTAGCTTATCGCTGGCATCCAGTTGGTACTGCATGGCAGCTGTCTGCTGGTTTATTTGATCAAGCAGCCGGGTTGCCGCGTCCTCGGTATATGCTTTACCCTTTGGCGTCTTGGGTGATTTCGGGTCTTTGTAGCGGTCATTTATTTCAGAATATATTCTGTCATATTCTTCTTGAGTATATTTCCCGCGATACTTGGATAGCTCAGCCAACTCTTTAGCACGTTGCTGCTGCCGTGTCTGATATTTCTGAGAAAAGGCATCAGCCTTCTGCTGTAGTTTTATCCCTTCCTGCTGTTTTTTAAGGTATGGGTCATAGGATTCATTAATGGCGTCCTGAGCCATTTTCTCGGACTGCAATGAAGCTAGTCGCGCTTTAGCAGCATCGACCCCCTTTTGAAGCATGGAAAGGTCGCTAGACTTCCATGCTCCATATGGCCCAGCATATTTTGATTGTCCGGCACTTAAATCAGAAAGTGACTTTTGCGCCCTACCCAGTTCGTCCTGAGCTTCTGCTATTTTTTGCTCTATAGATTTTTCACGACCTATATCAAGCATGGCATCCCAGGCACCTTTCGCGGCATCACCCAACCATTTCCATGCCTGCTCCAGTGAGCCGAGGTTACTCTGAATCTGGTCAGAACGCTGCTTCATAGTCGCAGCATACGTCTCTGTTGCCAGTCTCGCAGCCTCTTGCTGATTACCCTCGTCCTGCAACGCCTTAATCTGGTTGTAAGTTGCCAGAGTCAGGAAGTGATATTTGTCGTTCAGTTCTCCAATAGCAGCTACCGGGTTTTGTGCGATTTTCTCGAAGTCTGCCACCATGCTATCGATAGATTCATCGGTTGCATCATTCATTGCGACAACGGCCTCTGTGACAGTCTGCATTGAACCTGTAGCGATTTTACCACCAGAGACAACACGGTTTAGTGCCTGAGCGGCAGCGGCTGTGGTATTCCCTGTATTATCTGCGACCGATCTCGCCATGTCTGCCAATTGCCCGGTGGTTACCCCGGCAATATTCCCGGTCAGGACAAGGGACTTATTGAACTCCTGTTGCTCCTGGCTGCCTTTGTACCAGGCATATGTGAGAGTACCCACAACTGCGACAAGAGCGCCGATCCCGATAGTCATGGGATTCAGAAATCCAGTCAGTTTTTTGGCATTCTCTGCATTTTCAGACAATGAGTTAGCGTTATCTGACAGGGAATCGCTTGATTCATCGGCGGCATCTCCGGCCCCCAGCAGTTGCTGTTTTATGATCTCGAACAGATTACCCCAACCGCCAAACGAATCGGCGATCTGCGAACCCTGTTGCATGAAGATAGTGAACAAAGGCATACCACCAGCCAGGCCAACAGCAATATCATTCAACTGCGCGGGGAGTAACCGCATGGCATTTTTATACTGCCCTGCCGAGATGGCCCCATACCGCATTTCATTGCTGACCTGATTGAGCCCTTTCTCCGTCAAATCCAGCTTATTTGAAAGCTCTGCGTGGTATTCAGGCGTAAGCAGCCCGGCATCTTTGGCTGCCGACAGTTCAGCTCGCTGTTTCTTGATTTTATCTAACGCAGCTGAGAAAGGGTCAAGTTGGCCAACTAATCGCTGCAACGAAGCACGCTGCTCTTCCTGAGCCTTTACTGCCTCACGTTCTGCCTGCGCTTCTCCGTTCAACTCACGACGGGCTTCAGCAATTTTGGCACTGTAGGCATCATACTGCTGGATACTGAGCGCACCACTATACGTATATTCGAAAATTTGCCGCTGCTGCTCGTCAAGAGCCTGTAATGCGTGGGTGACGGGATCAAGACGAGCCTGCAATTGAGACAGAATTCGCTCCTGCTGCGCCTGTTGCGCTGCTGAATCCTGAGCAGCTTTCGCAGCTTCTCTCTGGGCCTGCGTATACCCAGTCAACTCATCCTGAGCAGACTGAAGACGATTGCGAGTTTGATCGATAATAGAACTGTAGTGGGTGAATTCCTCAGCCCCCAGCACACCAGATAGATTTGCCTTTTTCAGCCGCTCCATTGCTTTATCAAGCTCACCAAACGCCTTTAACGTAGGGTCAAGCTTATCCAGCAGTCGTTCGATCTCTTCTCGCTGCTCCTTCGTCGCCTTCGCATTGTCACTGGCATGCTTCGGCCCCACTTTAAGGAAGGAATTCAGGTCTTTAGTGGCTGCGGAAAGGTTATCCGTTGCGAACTCAGCTTTTTCACCCTCTGCCGTTATTTTGTTTAGAGCACTGGCTAAACTATCCGCGTTCTTTTCTGCTCCGGTGCTATCAAGAATAATAGCAAGGCGGGATGTTTGTTCAGTCATTTACCTTTCTCCGGGCAATAAAAAACCTCGCCGGAGCGAGGTTAGGTCAATTATTCCGAGAATTCATTTAATGGGGATCTGACTTAAGAACCTTTGCAAGGCATAATAAGCCTTGGTGTCATTCTGGCCCTCTTTAATCGTACCAACAATAGCCCCATCGGAAAGTGTGGTAAGCCTAATCATTGACGTCTTTGCTGTCATAACTTGTTTTAAATCTGAAAGTGGGAGAGCAAAACCTCGCGTCGACGTTGGCATATTAACCGCATTATCGCCAGGCATCATTTGTTCAAACTTTGTTAATGTATCCACAGGGCGTAATTTGATTATTCTGTCGTCGATACGAAGTTCAGCACTTTCCAGATTCATATATTTAACATATGTTGTTAAGTTCAGAACCGCCATATCAGGCACTTTTTCTGTCCAAAACGCTCCAATTGACATACAGCAATCTGCTCCATGCGGCTGGATAGTCACTGTTTTAACGCCGTCAAATTTACTTACGTTAGTCTCAGGATTTAAACCAATGTTATTGGCACATCCCGACATCAGTAAAACTCCAAGAACTACAACCAATAGCTGTCTCACATCCCTATCTCCATCATTAACATTTGCTCACAGGTTAGCACAAGGCGGGAGCAAGGCAATGCTGGCATCCTTGCCACAATAGTTAAGCCTCAAAGCCAGGCAGGTACATTTGAACCTCATCAACCACACGGGCACGGGCTGCCAGGAGCAGGCGTTTGCGACCACCAGATCCCCATTTTCCCATACGGCTTGCGCACTGACTCACCTCCCTAGTTTCTGCGTTTATCACATGGTCGATTTTGTTTAAGCGAGCCATAGCATCAAAGCCCTGCCGAACAAGAGACTGAAAGGTTTGGTAAACCCGGATCTCAAACTCAGCACTGAGCCATGCGGCATAGCGAATTGCAACAATTTCCAAGGCCCATACACCTTGGTTTACGCCGCCGTTAATAACCTTAACTGGTTGATTTTCTTCCAGAGTGCATTTTTGCATTCTGGCTAAGGTTTGAACAAATTCCTTAACCTTCTTAGAGCGAAGGAACTGGCTTGGCCCCTGATTTTCTTTGGCCTGGCCACTGCATACAGCTGAGGCGTGCAGGTCGTTCAGGCTGTAACGTCCATAGTCATCGACACGAACGGAAACGCCGTTTACTGATACGGTTGGATATTTCATATCGGCTTACCTTTTAGTGATGAACCTTGTCACACAGGAATCCGGCCCACAGAAAGGCACCGATAGCCAAACCGGTATCCTCAAGGGTCATCCTGAAAGGTTCTGTGTAGTGATGTGCGCGTGTGAAGCGCGGGGAATTGCGGGTATAAAAAAGCCCCGGATTATGCCGAGGCTCATTTCTTCTTACTGTTTCTTTTCTGTTCCTTCGCCCATTCATCGCGCCACGCATCGTCGAGGGCAAGTATGGCGGCATCAAACTCGGTACGGTCAACCAGTATGGGGCGAGAAGCCAGATAGCGCTCTATATCGCTCAGGGACAGCGGCAGCGGTACACCAGCCATGCCGGCATACTTCCTGCCGCGCGATATCATGGCGTAAGCGTTGAGGATCTCCCCAGTGACCGCATCAATTTCAGGCTCAGGGATTGGCGGGAGGTTTAATTTCTCCCGGCGCCACTTTGCTTTTTCGCCGGTCTCCCCGCCGAATTCGCTTAACCATTTCTGGGCTTCTAGGGCTTTTTTACTGTTTCCTGAGTCTGCTGCTCTTTACCCTGAGCAATGCTTGCGGCTTCAGCCATGATCTGCCAGTACAGCTCAGGGTGCTGCTTCAGCATGGCCGCGCCGCGTTCCGGCGTGTAGTCAATAGCAACCTCTTTGCCGTCAACCAGTTCGCCTACCCCTTCCCAGCCTTTCAGCAGATAACGGGCCACGTTATCAATCAGCAGGTCGTCAACGGAATCAATGTCGCCTACGCTGGCAAGGTCGAATTCAGTGGTACCAACCTTATAGCCAGCGTCCATCTTGTCGATGTGGCGGCGCACCAGTGCATTGCGGGAACGGTATTGCGGGTTTTCGCTACTGGCGACCAGCAGGCGCAGACCTTCCATTGGTGAGAACCAGCGTTCGCCGTCCAGGTCAATTCGCGGGGAAATAATTAGCATTTAAAAACCTCTGCATGAAAAAAAGCCCGAACCCCCACGCAGAGCGGAACGGGCAACGGGGAAACGTCAGAATCAACTGCCGGCAGGAGTACGCGTCACGGTTGGCGATTCGTCAGCGCCGGTAATATCCAGTTGAACCTGGATAATGTCGGTATTGCCACCGTCTGGCCAGTCAGCAACTACCTGCACTTTCGGCAAGTAAAAGCGGTAAGAACCCTCGGCATTCGATACGGTGAACTCAAACGGGAACAGCTCACCTGTGAACGTCTTCTGATACAGATCCCACGCCGCTTTAGACCAGGACAAGGTAACGCTACCGGACGGGGTAAAGGTCGTCGGGATATTCGCCCCGGCGAACGCCGATCCAGTACCGATGCAGCGCTGCGTTTGCAGGTTATTGTCGAACTGGATATTGAACGAATCGACACAGAATCCCGTGCCGCCGTCTACGCCGTTCAGTTTGATATTGGTGACTTCTTTGAATGAATAACGAAGCTCACCGGAGTTATCGACAGGCGTTCCGAAATAGCTCGTATCATCAGCCTTCGTCGCCCAGTCCAGCCCGGCAAAGGTCAGTGTGGCGGCAATATCACCATCGTTGGGGATTTCTAACTGGAGGGTGCCGACCTGACAGCCGCGGGCAATTGACGCGATACCCACATCAGCATCGTATGACGCGATGGAGAAAGAGATCCGGTCGTTACCCATCGCCAGGATGTTATCAACCCATTCGGCACCGAAGCATGACGCGAGAAAATCATCGAGCTGGCCCCAGCGAAATTTTGTCTCCACATCCCCGCCAACATCGACAGTGCCTCGACTTACGCCCTGTGCCATTCGGGAGCCGCCGATTTCGTCGTTGTCGTTGGTGTTTTGAGTCGGCCCAAGGCCGAAGGATGCGCGTTTTAGCAGATCCCAGTCGCCAGCCACTGGCGTGGTACCGGGGGTAGTTTCACGGATAAACGCCGTGATCCGTTTTGCGCCTGAACTCACAGGAGCCTCCTGTTAATTGTGCGCTACAGAGCGCGATATGGGATGTTTAAATTGATCTGATACCAGCCGTCAGCTTCTCCCGCGTCATAGCAGGAAACCGCGAAATAGCTCAGTCGGCCGTCATCCTGAAATTCGAATAGCTCCCGGATTTTGTCGGCTGTTTCGGTGATGAGTACGGTTCCGTCATTGACGGGAACAAAGAGTTGAACAATAAGGACACCTGTTCGATGAACCACCGGGCCAGCGCCGATCTCATTTGCTCCGGCAACACCAGTAACATTCGTTAATCTCGCCCAAATGGCTTTGCCTGTTGGGTCGTATGTGCCGCGACTGTCATTTGAATAACGCACGTCCTCAGCGGCAATAGCGGTCTGCGCCGTCATTCGTGTAATGACAGCGTTTCTGATTTCTGTGAGGGTCATTTGTGGGCCTGAATCACACCATTAAACGAGACAGCATAGACGCCTGTCGGCGCCTGTGTTGAGTGGCCATTCTCCAGAGGCACGGAGTAAGGCAGGTTCGACTGGATGTAAATCACCGAGTAGGCTGGCGCCTGGTCAATAATATTTTTGCCATTAAGAAACGTCATTGTCCCGCGCGGATCCGGTTCGGTCGGGACGGAATGATTAGGTTCGCCTATGCTGACAAAATGCGATGCCCTGAAGGTTCCTGCGCGATACTCAGCCGGCCGCCTGATATCCATGCTGTCATTAACACGGACTTTCTTCCTGAGCCTTCCGGTTTTGGTCAGGTTAGCAGGATCGGCATAAAGAGATTCGTTCCATTCCCCAACAGCTTTGTTGTATTGAACCGCGGTCGCGTTGATGGCCCATAACTCGGGATTGCCGACAGGAGACCGTTTCACGATTTCATTCAGCAGCTCTGTGGCGATAGTTCGCTGCCGCAGCTTCACGTCATCAGCCACCAGCCCGGCGAATGCTGACGGGTCGATACTCCATCCCTTAGCCATATCACGCCCTCCGTAACTGGATGGAGTACGCAGCACCGGCAGAATCAGCAGCGGCAGTGATGACCTCATAACGCTGAAGTACGCCAGTTATCGGATCCGGCGCCGTGACAAAGTGCCCAACCGCTGGCTTATCGGTTACTTCGTTAACCAGGGCGGTTAATTTCAGGTCACCATGCAGGATGTTAACGCCATCGATACGGCGCAGCTTATAGCGCGCCAGCACTCCACGCCCCGAGTAAGTCACCTGCGTTTCAGTGCCGGTTTCCGTCACCGGGTCCCAGGCACCCCGAACGGTGTATGACCCAGTGAAATCCTTAACGGCATCCTGCAGATCGGTATCGAATGCCGCGGCGACTTCGGTTTGCAGTTCGTCACGAATTCCCATATCACCCCCTCACCAGCCGCACCTGTGACTGACTAACGCCATAGGGCTTAAGCATGGCCAGCGCCAGCTGCAGGTCAGAATCAAGCAATGCAGAGCTGTTGGTAGCGAGTTCGGCGAAGGTCTTTGAAACAGAAACGTCGTCAGCATCAACGCTCTTACTCAGTAACACCCCAGAATCAGTTTTCTTCTGATACAGACCGCCATTTGCCGCCGCCAGCGCCGCATAGGCGCCAGCCTGTTTTACATCGTCAGGAATGATGGTTTCGTGAGTTGCCTTATCGCGCGGCAGTTTCAGGTTAAGTCCATTCATCCAGGTATTAGCCATCAGCACAGATTTGGCTTTTTTGCTTTCATCTGTCCAGGTGGCACCGAGAATCGAATTGACATCTTCAACGGTGATGTAAGTGATCATGCATCACTCCATTTCTTTCCAGCCGTGCGCCTTCCAGTTCTCCACTTCATCAGGGTGAACGTTGGCGGTATTGGGGCCGCCGGGGAATGCCGGGAAATCGGTAATCATCGCCACCAGCTGCTGTTCCTGCTGTTCCTGCTGTTCCTGCTGTTCCTGCTGTTCCTGCTGTTCCTGCTGTTCCTGCTGTTCCTGCTGTTCCTGCTGTTCCTGCTGTTCAGGAGCATTGGCATCAACCTGCGCGGCCGCAAGTTTTGCTGCAGCACGTTCAGCACGCTGCTCTTTGGTTAATCCGGCCATAAGCTCTCCACTAAAAAAAGGGGCCGAAGCCCCTCATGGTTGATGGGTTTCAGCCAGCAATAATGACGCTGTGACGCGGAACTGGCGCAGCGACACCCCACGCCAGACCAACTTCATAACGGATTTGGCGATACTGGCGGTACAGTGCCACCTGGAAGGTAATGCCTGATACCGGGTCGGTAACGTTCATCACATCATCCGCAGTATCACCACCTTGCGGCATTGCCGGGGTGCGAGATGCCAACAGCAGCGCATTACGGTCAAACGCCATATTCGCCACATATCCTGCACCACGGGTAATAGCGGTGTTATCTGCCAAATCCTGACGCAGACCAGGCTGAGCAAGGGTGATAGTGCTTGCTGTTGCAGCTACAACTACATACTTGTTGTCGTCGCCATCAAAACTCACCACATCGCCAGCGGTGAAAGACCCTGTGCCAGTATCAATGGCAATGATACGATCGCCTTCAACCTTATCTCCATTAACCAGGTAGCCCGCGGCAGCCGAGGCCGTGTGAGTTTTAACGCCGGCGGAGTTGTGGATATTAAAGCCCTCCAGGCGACCCAACGTACCTTCACGCAGCAGTTGTTCCGTCCCGGCTTCGTTCACCTTAAACAACACTGACTGTTTGCCGCGCAGGTTTGCGATGGCAGCTGAACCGAGAACCATCTGGAGATCGGTAGTCGGTGAGCCGTTGTCCTCCAGTACCTTACGGGCCAGCGCGGCATCACTGAGGTCTTCCTTGATACCGAACGGCGTAGTACCCGGCGTGCCAACCTGACGCGATGCGTTGAAGTACAGCGCCCCCAGATCTGCGTCAACTTCGTTCGCCAGTGCGCGGAATGCCTGCTTGAACTGGTCAGCAAGGATGGTGTTGTAAGTACCAGCCGGACCGAGGGCCAGTTGCTCTTCACCATTCCATTTGACCGGAGCCATTTTGGATTTAGTGATTTTGACATCGACGGTACCGATGTTCTGATCACCCGTGTTAGGAGCCGAAGGGCCCGGCACGATGTCTTCAGTTACCGCTACCGGGGCAACTGGTGCGGTAACCGTCTGGTCTTTTGCTGCAGCATCTGCTTTGGTGTTACGGGCGACGGCAGGAATAAAACCTACCTGCTCGCGGGAAACAACATCCAGAGCGGTATAGATAGTCGGGATCAACCCGGTCAAAGTGTTCGACATAATTCATTTTTCCTTAGAGATGGGTTTGGGTTGGTTGAGCTATCCAGCTCCGGCGCCCGCCGCCATCCGGCGGCAGGCAAAAGAGGACTAATCAACGATGGTGACACCGTCTTTGAGGGCATTTTGTTTGCCTGCAATATCCAGCGAATCGAATGCATCACGCTTCATGGTTTTCTGCCCTGCCTGATGCTGAGACTGACGTGAACCACCGCCGTTATTGCCACTGGATTTCAGGATGTAGTCTTTTTGCGGGTACTGCTCCACCAGAAATTCCAGCGCTTCATCAAACGAGGCCAGCTCGCCCGGCTTCGAGCGGGAGTAAATTTTGTTGCCGGTGCCGTCATAGGCGACAACTTTACCCTCTTCGACCTTAAACGACTGACCGAAGCGGGCCTGAAGCAGATCGGCAGGGATGGCGATTTTATCGGCGATAAATTTGGAACCTGTGAAGCTTCCGCCGATCATCGAATCGTACAGTTGACTTTCCAGCGTTTTATTTTTGTTGTGGGCCTCATCCAGTTGTGCCTGGAATGATTTGGTGATATCCGCTTTCACCTGGTCAACAGCACCCGCGTCGATCAGTTTTTTCTGGTCGATTTTGGTCATCATGTCCAGCGCTTCAAGAGCCTTCGCCGGGTCACCGATTTTGGCGAATTTCGCCAGGCTGGCTTCAGCTGCTTCTTTGGCTTCACGATGAGATTTCGCCTCACCGTTCAGAGAAGATATTTTTCCAACGGCCTGCACAGCATCGAAGCCGATCTCTTTGCCGTCGTCATGTACATAAACGGGAAGACCGTTCGCATCAACTTCTGCATAGCTCTTGCCGTTTACTTCAACTGTTTTCAGTTTCATGTGGTTACCTTTTTGTGGGCCATCCGACCGTTGCGCCGCTCACCATCCGGATCACGGCAATAAAAAAGGCCGCCCGGAGGCAGCCTGATTGAAGACTTAAAAAGCTTTAAAGTCTGGCGTTGCTGAACGCCTGAGCATCCAGGTTACGAAGTTGCTCCAGAGTCAGCCATTCGCCCTTGTCGTTGTAGAAATCATCGGGCGACATGCCGCCGTCACGAATCAGCCGGGCCCGGGTTACGCCAACGATCTGTGACTGTCGCGTGAACGACTGCCGGGAGAACCAGTCCTGGTAATTCGTGTCAGCCGGAACCTGTCCATCCATGCTGGCACGCGAGCTGTCCTTGATTTCGCCGACTTTGATACCCAATTCCTCTGACGATTTCAGGATGTAAGTTTCGGTGCTCCGACAGCAAAAGTGGATTTTCCCGGGTCCCTGCAGATACGGCACCTTATGGCCGACAGGCTTGTTATCCAGTGTGTACTTGAGACGATCGCGAATACGACAGTCTTTTGACGTTTTATTGTCGAGTGTGGACAGCCACTGTTTCCCCTTCAGGATGTCGTCGTTAGCATCCGCAAAGCTCTTTCGCGCCGTTGCCGCAAGATGCCCTACAGCTGTTTTGGCAATGCTGCCGGCGTTGGCCCTGCTCATCTGCAACGCGCCATCCTGATAACCACGGTTAGCGTGTCCGCGTACCTTGCGGGCAATCTGCTCATGCGTATCACCCAGCAGAAATCCCTGCCGCACCGTATTGCTGATACGCGCCATGCGATCGGCTTCAAGGTTATCAGCCCACTCACTGAGCAGGCGCCCCTGAAATGGCTGTGCCATCGCCGTGGCATACACTGCATCCGGTGAAATACCCACCAGCGGGTGAAGCGATAACACATCATCGGGGATCGCAAACTGGAACAGGCTCAGCTGAAAGCCTGCTTCGTGCTGAGCGAGTTGCTGCAGTTCATCAGATAGTCCGGCGTACATTGACTGCACAGCCTCGCGATTGAGAGCCCTGACACTACTGAGCAGCGCTTCCAGTCGCGAGACGGTAAAGCTGTCCGCATCCAGGCTATCCATCGCCACCAGCAATCTGGCCGTCAGTTCCGCATCGCTGTCATTCAGGATTTTTATCATCCTGTTTGCAACGCTGGTGCTGTACCGCGCAATCCATATCGCATGCGCTATCGATTCATCCTGAAGCTTGTCATTCGCCGTTGCCATTTGCACCACCCGGGTTACTCAGTCCGCCGGCCAGCGTGACCTGCTGATTCCGCAACTCGTCGATTACCTCTTCGGGCTTCGCATCCGGATCAATAAATTTGAGGGCCTGCAACACGCGAACAGCATCGACCTGACGTATATCACCACCCTGGCGGAGCGCCTGCACAGCTGTTGCAGCTGCGGAATCAAACGTCTGGGCTGAAACATCCAGCTCGGTGCGAACGTCGACATTGCCACCTTCTTTCTCGCCCAGCCATTCCGCCATGATCTGCAGAATGTTATCGAGGGCGTCCTCAAGAGAGCTCGCCATCGTATACAGAGGGGAGTTTTCCTGCATGCGCTCTTCATTGGTCTGATCAACGGATTTGGTAGAGGTATTCTCGGCACGTAAGAGTTTTGCCCCGGCCTGCCGCATCTGATCTTCCAGTTTTTCCAATGACGTTTCACCAGCTTCAATCGCAGCCCCGGTATGCTCGACATATTCCAGTCCCTGGCGCTGACGATCATCGAAACGAGTCGCAGAGGAAGCACCTATCGTCAACGTTTCGCCATCAGCCAGACCGTAAGCCACCAGCAACGGCACGCGAGCGACATGAAGTATGTTATCCTGTTCACTCTGACTCTGCCAGTGCTTGATATTCAGTAAGGCGAGATTAAGAAGTGGCGGTGATCCACGCATGAAACCAGTGCGTTTCGTGTAGAGCGTTACCAGCGTTATATCGTTGCGGCTGGTTGTCCATTCTTCGTGAAGCGTCCATTGCGCTACTCCATTATCGCCTGCTTTGCGGCGGTATATTTCAACCTTGCCGGGCATGATATGCCGAATTTGTTCAACCTTCGTCTGCCCGTAGTCATCTCCATCAACAATGATTGATTCACGAATACGCAAATCTGTGAGGATGACCTTTCCCCCTTCAACTTTCGACTTCCAGCCTATAACCTGTCGAGGGTTCAGCATCGTAACGTATGGCCTGCTCCCAGCTGCTATTTCATCAGCTTTTGTTCTTACGGACTGAGTATCCACTCGTGGATAGTCCACCAGCGCATGAACCAGACCATACTGAAATCCGATGCTAAAGAATTGCTGCGCCCACACATCAAGGCGATTGCCTTCCATGTCGATATCAGTAGATAGCTTTCTGATGCTTTCGGGCGCGCTTTCGCTCAATACCGTAGGTTCAGCAAATACGCGCCCTATGTTTTGTTTGATCGCTTCTTCATAGGCAGGGAGCAGAGTTGCAACCGCTAATCGTTCTTTGTAGCTTTCAGGGTCTTCATTGGGCCATTTCGGAAGATACAACTTCCCCTGCCGGCGCATTTCCAGCGTGCCGCCCATCAGCGCATCATTAATATCCCATGCCTCAACCATGTCGTTATAGTCGAGGTTGGGCGTTGAAATATCAGGCATGGTTTTACATCCGCAGTTGGGTGACTTTTCCAGTCGGTTTGATGATCGGGAATTGCTTCACAATGAAATACCCGCCGGCATCGTTGGGGTGATCGTTATCCGCCGTTTTATCCGGCTCACCGTTGTCACCCCATACCTGCTGTTCAAGTGATTCCGTGTAGACCGGACATCGCTTTACATTCACTTTGTAGCGACGTTCACCGTTACCATTGCAGAACATGGCGTTCATCGCGTTGATGCGGTCTTTCACTGGCGGGTTTGATGCATTAACAACCACATTAAAGCCGGCCTGCTTAAGCTGAGCGATATCCGTGGCGCTGGCATTGCTGGATTTGCGGGAATCGCCGGAAGCGTCCGGGTAAATATAAATTTCCCGAACTTTGCGATAATCGTTGCCGTCGTAGAGCCAGAACCGTTCTTTGATGATGCGGATCATGTCAGGGGTGTCGTAAGCCTTCACGATTTCATTAACCGCAAATGGAAGCCCCAGACGTAATACATGAACAATCCCGGCCATCTTCCCGACGTTGAAATCCATGCCGATATACAGCGGCTCACCGGGTTGTTCTTCCTCACTGCAGTTATTCAGCTTACGGTCAAACTGATGGTAAATCGTCCCGCTGGTAAGGTTGGTGAACTGGCCACGGAGATAAGCCTTGATCAGCTCCGGCGGGTATGACTCCATTAGCGACGGAATATAGTCCGGCGGCAGATTCTTTTCGTTGTCGAACGTCGAGGCCTGCACCAGGCCGTACAGCGTTGAGAGCGAAGGCTTATCGCGTACAGCCTTTGCGAACTGCTGATAAACGAATTTAAACCCTTCCGGCGTCGTGGTGACGTCGATCCCGTTACGAAGACCGTCCACGTTGTAACGCATACGGGCAATAATTTTTCGCCAGGCTAACTGCGCCTTTTTGGAGGGCATTACATCCAGCTCATCAATCAGGGCATTACCGATTTTAAAACCAACGATAGTTTGCGGTTTCTCCATCGAGCGGCAAATCGTCGTTCCTCGGTACTGGCGCCCGGCGTAGAAGTGAACCTCTTTGTTTCCCTCGTTGATTTTGACATTCAGCCCCCAGTCGTGGGCCACCTCCTCAACAGTGGGATAAAAGATGTCACGGATCTGCGGATACGTTGGCGCAAAGTAACCCTGGTTGATTTTGGGGTGTTCCCACATCCCTTTGCAGATACCGCCGCAGCCGACCCACGTCTTACCGGAACCGAAGCCGGCGACATAGGCCTTAAATTTGTACTGCATCGCAAGGAATTTGGCCTGAGGGATGTTAAGCGTCGGTGCTATCGCCATCCTCTTCCCTCACTCGTGCATCGACTACGTTGATATTGATTGCAACTGGCGTTGGTTCGTCATCCTCCGGGTCAGCAGCCAGCTCTTTGCGTAATTTTTCGACCTCCAGCTGCCGGCGCTCAATTTCAATCAGCTGCAGACGCTGGGCGAACTCGCTATCAGCCAGGCCGAGACGTTTCATCACCGCCTCGAACATTCGCTCACGGCTAATAGCGGTAATCTCCACGCCATTCTTCCCAAGCTTCACACCGGAATAGGCAAGCGCAGCATCAGGCGCAAGCTTGCGCGTATCAGCGAAGAAAGGCTGGCCGACGCCATCTCCATTACAGCGAGGGCATTCCGGGTTAGGTGCGCTGGTGTGGCTGTAACCGTAGCCACCAACATCGACGGGCTCGCGACGTTTTCGCTCAAGCGCTTCGAGTCGCTTCTCTTCGTACTCAACTGCGTCACGCCATTGATACTGATGACCGAAGCCCCAGCAGTAACGGCAACTCCCGCGGCGATACTGTGATAGCTGGTTGGCGTCGAAGGTGGCCAGGCGCCACATCTGCTCAAGCACTTCATCAGCGCTGCCAAGAGTGCGCACAATGGATGCTTTCTGCTGCTGCGCAATGGCCTGCGCAATACTAACTTTTGCTAACAGCCTTGCTCCCTGCTCATTCGCTGTCTTCTTGCTGTACCCGGCACGGATAGCGGCCTGCGTGGCGTTGTTGTCCTTCAGGTATTCCGCGACAAATAAACGCTGTTGATTGGTGAGGCCATCATCATCGACCAGCTCTTCTGCGCACTTTTCCTTTTGCGCAGTGCGCAATTTCTTCTGCGCAGGTTTTTGCGCAGTTTGCGCAGTGGGTTTCTTGATGTATCGGCGGGCAGTAGCGTAATTCAGTCCCTGCGCTTCACACCAATCCTTCGGTGATACGCCGGTTGCGGCATGATCGGACAGGAACCGTTGCTGAAGCTCGCCCCAGTCCGGTTTTGCCATGGATTACTCCGTATTCTTTAGCACTGGTCCCGCCTTCACTTTCTGGCCGATGCCATACTTCGCGATGAATGCGGAAATCTTTTCGTAATCAGGCTCGCGCTGGAACATCAGACAGAATAAAGTCAGTGTCTTGACGTAGAACGGTAGCCACCAGCGGCTTTTTACTTCTATTGAAATCGTGCATACCGGCATAGGCTCCCCCTATTCGATAACCATCAAAAAAGCCACCCGCAGGTGGCATTTGTGATGATTACTCAGCGGCGGTATCAAAAAGCGCCAGAGCTTCGGTCGCCTCCTGGATTGCCTTACGGGTCTTCGAGACAATCTCACTTTCAGTGAAGACACGATCGAAAGAGTCAGCGAAAAGCTCAGACTTCAGATAGCTGTCGCCAACCCAGTCAATGGCCAGCTTGGCCTCTGCGGTGTCATAGTTAACTTTCTTGATGATATCCAGGCGAATTTGCTCGGATGCGGTGATCTCTGCCATGTCTTACCTCTGTGCGATGTGGGGAGCATTATCGAAGTCACTATCCGAAATGGCTTCTGTAATGCATTGCCACACTCTCGCAGTGGCCGCGCTCATGCCCTTGAGTCGTATGCCGCCCTATGGCCGCCCATAACCAGTTCAGGATTGGCTTTCCTGATGCTTCCCCGGCGCTACTTATATTCATTAACCCTAACCAGATGCGAAGCTGGCTCACGACGAGAGACTCGGGCGCAGGTTATGCCCCTGCGATTGCCGCCATTCGGCTGCTGCGGTCTATCCGCTTATTGCTTCATTTCTATATCCTCAGGTGGGGATAGTTGGTGATTTATCCCTTAGTGGGGTTAACAGTCAGCATCTGGCCGGGCAACTGCGCGGCATGCCCACATACAGGCTTCCTGCATTTTGGTGCGCGCAATGGCGAGACAACGCAGCGCTTCAGCACGCTCGATAGCCTCCTGAGAGTTGACCTCTACAACCTCCAGAGAAAGGTGAGTACGTTCGATATCAAGCTTCTCGCAAAAATCACGGCTAATTTCTTTCAGATCATTCATTTGCGCGATATCGTCAGCGGTAAGGGTCCGATAACCCTTTACGGTGGTGCCGTCCTGCGGTTTTGCTTCACTCATTTCGTAGCCTTTTCGGTTGATTGCGGGCAATTGGCCAGCACATATTTGTTGTGCGCCAGAATGTCGCGCTTGGTCTGCTTATCCAACACGTCGATATCGTGGTCAGTCAGGTAGATGATCCGCACCCAGCTGCACGCGGTATCAACCACCACCGGGGCGGGTAAATCTTTCGCGCAGCTCGCGATCAACATCGTCATCGCCCATACGCTTAACGTCTTCCTGTACATCGCTTGCCTCTTTCACAACTTCCGCCTTACGTTCTGCCGCGGCGACGGTGGCGGCGGCCTTCTCTTCGGTACGCTGCTGATCGGCTTTGGCTTCCGCCTTACTGGTCCCGCGAGCATGGCCGATGCCGAACGCTCCAGCGATAGCACCCAGGATGACAACCACCAGCCCCGCGATAGCTTCGATTCCCATGATCACACCACCAGTACCGCTTTTGCTTTCAGGAAGCGGGCGCGCCGGTCATCGATGCCGTTCTGTCCGCCGTTGATAATCTGCGTGATCCGGACAAGATCACCCGGATATTTCAAGCAACCTTTTGAGACATAGAACCACGCTGCACTACGGGCCGCATACGAGGACTGCTCCAGTAATTCTGGCTGTGCCACCAGATCAACCTTCAAACCGCTGCCGCAGTCCCTGTAATTAGAAAGTCCGGTTATTTGAATAAGTCCGCGCCCTCGATAAACCCAGCCATCAGTTGCCCTGTTGTTACCCAACCGCTTGCTATAGACAATGTTGGCGATAGCCCGCTGGCGCTCCAGGGGTAACACTTTTTCCGACTGGCTGCGCCCGAGGGAGTTGGCCTGATCCTGCGTTAACCTGCCGTAACGAACAAAATCAGCAAGCCCGGCGATGCTGTAGTTGAAATTCTCCACTACCCTGTTAAACCCGAGGCTTTCATGGCCGCACTGAGCAATGAACATTGCCTGGTCGATAGCGGAAGTGATGCCAAACTCTTTCATCGCCGCTGTAATATGCGGATACCAGCGCGCAGCTAACCCGGCGCTGATACCAGCCGCCTTCTGGAATTGTGTTTGATTCATTAGTGCCTCAGTACATCAACCAGCCGCGCTACATTGCCTCTAACGCTCAGCAGCACAACAAGGATCATGATATTGGCCGCGATGGTGGGCCATGATGAATAGGGATAGATGCCGCACAGATACGCCAACGGCACAGAGCTGTATATCACTGTTATCAGCCATGCCAGCAGCGACACCCACTTACGATGACGTGAGTCTCTACGTCGATAGAACATCAACGTAACAACGACACCAGCACATAACAGCGCATTGATGGTTGCAGTAGGATCATTTAGTACCACCGGAACCTCCCCGGCGCGTTATTAGCGCCACCAGCGAGCCAATATCCTGATTGTTCAGGAAGGTGAGTATTTTTACGGCCAATGCCGAAATGATTACGGCACCAATTGCATCCAGAGGCTTATCGTTATACCCGGTCAGGTCGGATAACTTAGAACCGACCAGCCCGGAGCACAGCACTCCAGCGATATAGGACACAACGAAATATGCCATCCGTCGTGGGGCGCTCAAATCGGCCGCTGTCGCTATATAAAAGACGGAACCAGCAAATGCCCCGAACACAACACCGTAGTCTGTACCGGTTAATAGCCCGTAAACACTCGCCCCAGTTAAAGCGCCACCAGCTAAGCCTGTGCCGGTTATTGGTTCGGACATCGGTCCCCCTCAATTGCTGTGAATCCTCTCAGAACGAGGGGAAAGAATTCAGGCCGCAGGCTCATGCATTTCACGGTTAATCTGCAATTTTATCCTGGGTCTGAAATGAAAAAGGCCCGCCGAAGCGAGCCCAAAACGCAGAAAGCCCCGGCATTTGCCGAGGCTTTAAATTTTTTCTTCAACGGTGAACACACAATTCCCATCGTTAGAACAAATTAACACGAATTCGGGAAAAGTAAATATCTCACCGCGTTATTTGTTTGAGTTGCGCCTCTGCCCACGCCTCCTCTATATCGAATTTAGTGATCAATACGTCGAAGAACGGTTTAACCGATTTCTTCCAGGTATCCAGAGTGATGGCGTCCGTTATCTGGCAAATGGCCCTATGCACAGCAGTGGAGAGGATTCGCTCATACCCGCGACCACCACAGCGTTTACAGTTACCCATCACAGGCACTCCCTGCTTCTCCGTCTCATCCTGGTTCACTACCTTCCCACGACCGTGGCAGTCGTTACAGGCGGCGCTAACAGTCCCTTTTCCCTTGCACTTTTGGCAAAGCACCCGGACCTGCTCCCGGACCGATTTCACCTCCTCCCAGTATGATGGATAGACCCCCTTTGTAACTTTGACCCACTTCGGCGGTTTGCCGTCCGGATACGTTACTTTGTTGGTGAACGCCACTGCGTCGATGAATCCAGACCCATTGCAGCAGTCGCATGTTTTTTTACTGGAAGCACTGCGGGAGTAATCCTCAAAGGCGTACTCTGCGAGGATCCGGATAACCTTTGGTTTTACGGTTGGCGAGAGCTTTCGCAACGCAGCAACCTTATCGCATTTTGTCAGCGCGTACTCAGCCAATAGTCCGATAGCCCGATCCCGGTCATTGTTGCTTATGCCCATCTTGCCCAGGAAAGCGCTATACCCCATCGCGGCACGTTCCTGGGTCATGCCCATTGCTGCCATGATGTCGGTGCCGGTCAGTGAATCAGAGGCGGTAGCACGCGGAGAATCGCTAATCAGCGTGGATTTTGCGAAGTGGTATTTCACTGTGTTTTCAAGATTCACGCTGCGGCCCTCTTTGGCTGTTTGGTTTTGGTCTGGTTCAGGTTGTGCTTTGCTACTGGCTGCATACTGGCGCGCTTAACGCTCTCAGTTTGGTACTGCATGAAGTGATCGAGGGTCATAGAGATTCCCCAATGATGATCTGCCCTTTCTCGCCCCATATTTTGGTGATGCGGCAATCCCAGACGTGTGAATCATCCTCATAGAGGGCGTCCATTAGGGCTTTCAGCATATTGTCGCAGTCGGGCTTTGACTGATGTGGACGTCCTGCGTATTGCGCTCTCTTTTTCTGACTCCAGCTTTGCGGCATAGGCATGACGAACGTGACGTGAGCGCCGGAATCTGGCAGGTGAATTTTGCGCAGACGAGCTTCATCACAGAACGCCCGGTAACGTATTACTTCCGGACGCTGCTTCCATTTATCAGCTCTGGTCATCCTGGGTTTGCCGATGGGCGTGATATCGTAGATTTTCATGATTTGATGAGTCCCTCTTTCCGCCAGATTTCCAGGGTGCGCATCACCCCCTCTGCGTGCATCAGGCGCAATTCGTCGTAGGTGAAATCGGTGGTTTTGGTTCTGCCGTCAATTACGTCATGGCACCCGTTGCAGGCGATCGCCGCCTGTGTATCGTCAGGCTTGCATCCTGTGCCGCACGTACCCGCTAGGCGGTAATGCGCCAACACGCTGGTTTCCGGGTTGCCGTTGCAGTAACCAGGGATCCGCACTGTACATTCGCGACCTCGGGCCGCTTTGCGAAGGTTCGCCATACTCACCCCCACATCCTGTTGCGCCAGCGAGAGTCTGGCCGAGGCGGATTTTTGTCCTCCACCAGCTGCGCGCTGACGGTCCATGTCATAAAGTCAGGGTTTAAGCTTCGTTCGACCTTTACGCCCCGCTGACGATATCTCGCTACCAATTCGTCGGCCTGCTGCGTTGTGCATTCGAGATGGTGAAACCATGAGTGTTTCATCGGCATCACCCCGCGAAGCTTAAAAGCTGGTTGGCGGCGTTCTCAGCTTCCTGCAGGCTGTTGAATGAACGAGAGAGGATCCACCGCCAGAGAACATCCAGCGATGCTTTGTACAGTTCCTGGAACTCGCATTCGTCCATGCTTGCGAAAGAAATGCTGCGAGGGTGTTTTTTCAGCGTGCCGTCCGGCAGCTGTATGGCGTCATAGTGGCCGGCTTCAACGATGACCCACGCCCGGTAAGCATCGAAGGATTTGCAAATACTGATATAGCCGGATCGCTTCTCAGCTATCCGGTCGAGATATTGCCCGGCGGCATCAAGCAACGCAGATTCACTCCCGCCATATGCAGCAAGGTATTTGGCGTAACCTGTGATAAGCCTGCGCTCGTTAGACGAAATCGCCCCGCCGGTAGGTTCCCAATATTCAAAGCCGAGATTGAGTAAAGCAAAGTAACGGCGGTGAAACGCCGGATTACGGACAAGCTTATAATCGGCTTCCAGAACGGAGCCGAGCTTGCATTTTGATTGCAGAAAATCACTGGTCTCCGGCGTCGCGGGGATCAGGATACCTTGAGATTGTTTTATTAAGTGCAATTGCGCCATGGCTTCTCTCCGTGGCGCAGTAGGTAACGGTTGTTCAGGCCGTTGATTTCATATTATCACAAGGTGGGAGAACTCGGTAGCCAAGTCGTTCCGCAAATTTCATATTAAAAAACCCGCCGAAGCGGGTTCTATCATGCTGCAATGTCTTTTTTCAGGCACATATCCGGTAAATCAGCACGTATAAATGCCTCAGTGAATGGCAGCGCATCGCGTACCACCGCAGATGATGGAAATAATGCCCAACGATGTCGGGGGGTGTGGAGAAGGCCAGCCGCGTCTTTGTCCGCAACGAGCTGATGCCGCTGCAGAAACGACTACTGGAGCTTAACGGCTGGCTGAGTGAAGAAGTCCTTCGTTTTGAGCCGTACACTTAAGATATTCCGCGTGAATTATACAAAACAGTCGACAGA